TACTAAATACTTTTGTGTTATACTTACTTGGTAAGTGTAGCAATTTTTGTTTGTTTTAGTAAAAACATTCTAGGCATACACTTAGGCATAAGGTAAAAAACATAGGCATAAGGCATAAGGAGATAATACTATGGCATCTTTAGCAGATATTCGTGCCCGACTAGCAGCACAAGAAAACAAGGCTAGTGGTTCAACTTTCCAAGGCGACAACGCCATTTATCCACACTGGAACATTGCAGAAGGCGAAACCGCAACTGTTCGCTTCCTTCCAGATGGTGACACATCTAATCCGTTCTTTTGGGTTGAACGCCAAATGATTCGTTTGCCATTTAACGGCGTGGTAGGCGGAGATAACAAGCAGGTTGTTGTGTCAGTGCCCTGCGTAGAAATGTGGAACGAAACGTGTCCGATTTTGACAGAAGTTCGTGCTTGGTTCAAGGATCCTTCGCTAGAAGATATGGGTCGCAAATATTGGAAGAAGCGTAGTTACTTGTTCCAGGGTTTTGTACACACTAATCCAATGGAAGACGACAAGACACCTGAGAATCCAATTCGTCGGTTCATTATTTCACCGCAAATCTTTACCACTATTAAGGCATCACTAATGGATCCTGATATGGAAGAATTGCCAACTGATTACAATAATGGACTTGACTTCCGCATTACTAAGACCACAAAGGGTGGTTATGCTGATTATTCAACTTCAAGTTGGGCTCGTAAGGAATCTGCACTTAATGCAGACGAAATGGAAGCGATTGAAAAGTATGGCTTATTTGATCTCAAATCGTTCCTTCCTAACAAGCCGGGCGACATTGAGTTGAAGGTTATGGCCGAAATGTTTGAAGCATCGGTTGATGGCAAGGCATATGATCCGGATAAGTGGGGGTCTTATTTCAAACCAGCAGGCATGAACTTCGGTGATTCAGAAACAGCAGCACCCAAAGCAGCACCTGCGGCAGTTGAAGCACCGTTTGAAACTGCTCCACAAGCAGCACCTGTAGTAGAACCTAAGGTAGAAGCAGCGCCAGCAGCGGGTGCAGACAAGGCACAAGACATCCTTGCTATGATCCGCGCACGGCAGTCCTCATAATTTAAGGGTACAATACTCAACACCCGAGGAAGACCTCGGGTGTTGAGTCCTTTTTAATCCAGACTACTCTAGTAAAAATTTTTCATATATGATCATTATCAACAATTACGGCAAGTTAATTGTAAAATCTAACAAATATCTCATAGGAGATCATCTTGGTGGTTTTGATCAAAATTTGCATTCGACTGTATTAGATCAGGTTATTAGTTTAGCAATTGATAATAATATCGGCTCAATTTATACTGCGTATGTATTTCCTGATAATTTTAAAATAAAAAATATTAAATTCAAATATTTAGAACGGTTAATTGGTGGTAACGGTTGGGAAGATCTCCGGAACTATAATATACATCCTGAAATTGAGTATAAGAATTTTATTTGTAGCTTTAATGGATCAGATCATGTTAGCAGACAATTATTATCTTCTATACTAAACAACCAAGGTCATTTCAATCCAAAATACTCTAGTAAAAATTTTGCATATGATAACGATTGGGTAACATCTCATTTGGAAAACTTAAACTTAACAGATATTGAAATTCAATTATATTCTAGGTTTTTTGTTAATAACGATGAATTTAACAGCTCGGTATATTCTTTTGGACACGTGCAATACGATCATAAAAACAATATCTATAATCTAGAAGATAAGTTAACAGGTAGTTTTTTACATATTGTAAGCGAATCAATGGCTACAAGTTATTATCCGTTTGTAACTGAAAAATTTTTATATAGTATTGTGACACGAGGATTGTTTTTAGCATATGCGCACCCAGGCTGGCATGCACATATTGAAAAATATTATGGATTTAAATTATACAACACTATTTTTGATTACTCGTTTGATACAATAAAAAATCCAGTTAAACGTTTGATTAGATTAATAGAGACAGTATCAAAATTTTCAACACTATCTGTAGATGATTGGAAAGATTTATATCATATGGAACAGGATAATATTGAATATAATTACGATCATTATTTTAGCGGTAGATACAAAGAACATCTTGCACAATTTGAATAGATCGTTTATAATATAATTTTTAAAAGGATAAATTATGGCAAAACCATTTGACGTGAGCAAATTCCGCAAAGACATTACAAAAAGTATCGATGGACTTAGCATTGGTTTTAATGACCCAACTGATTGGGTATCTACAGGCAACTATGCCTTAAACTACCTTATCTCCGGTGACTTCCACAGGGGTGTGCCAATGGGTAAGGTTACTGTGTTTGCAGGTGAATCGGGCGCAGGTAAATCATACTTTGTGTCTGGTAATATTGCTAAACATGCCCAACAACAGGGTATTTTTGTAGTAATGATTGACACAGAGAATGCACTCGACGAGCAATGGCTACACGCATTAGGTGTTGATACTAGTGAAGATAAACTACTGAAACTTAGCATGAGCATGATCGATGATGTTGCTAAGACTATTTCGATGTTTATGAAGGATTATAAATCAATGCCTGAAGAAGAACGTCCTAAGGTATTGTTTATTATTGACTCGCTAGGTATGTTGTTAACGCCAACTGATGTTGACCAGTTTGAAAAAGGTGATATGAAGGGTGATTTAGGCCGTAAGCCTAAGGCACTTACTGCACTTGTGCGCAACACCGTAAACATGATTGGTGCTTACAACGTAGGTTTGGTAGCAACCAATCACACATACGCATCGCAAGATATGTTTGATCCAGATGATAAAATTTCAGGTGGTCAAGGATTTATCTACGCATCGTCAATTGTAGTAGCAATGCGTAAACTAAAGCTCAAAGAAGACGAAGATGGTAATAAGACTTCTGACGTACATGGCATTCGCGCTGCATGTAAGGTTATGAAGACTCGCTACGCAAAACCATTTGAAGCAGTACAAGTTAAGATCCCGTATGAGACTGGTATGAATCCATATTCTGGATTAGTCGATTTGGCTGAAAAGAAAGGTTTGTTAACCAAGTCTGGCAACCGTTTGCGTTTTGTAGAACGTAGTACGGGCGAAGAGGTACTTGCGTTTCGTAAAGCGTGGGAAAACAACGATGATGGAATTCTTGATAGACTCATGCAAGATTTTTCTTTTGTGGAAGAGCAGATAAGTAGCCAAGAAGCAAACATTACAGACAATGTCGCAGATCATGTTGTTGAAGAAGATGTTGCTGATTCACTAGGAGTACAAAAAGATTATGAGTCCTGATATGGCTATGGAAATTTGGGAAGCATTACGCTCGCATATTAGCGGCGGCTTCCAACAAGCAGCTGATGATTTTGCAGCCGTGTTAATTGAAAACGGTATGAATGCCAGCGATATTGCTGCTGTTGCACAAGATAGTTATGTTATCAAAAGTCTTGCCGAATATGCTGATGAAGAATTGGTGTATGAAGAAGATGATAATGATGATTATGAATTTTACGAAGACGACGGATAATTATTAATGGAAGAAAATCACTTCTTTCCAATAGCATCTAATACGGCATGTCAATTAAAATGGGTTTGGAATACACTATATTTAAACTCGGGTAAAAGTTTTTCTTGTCATCGCACTGGTGGTACTATTCTTACAGAAGATAATTTTGATAATTTTCATAATACTTCAGTATTACTTTCAGATAGAAAAAATATGCTCAACGGGAAGTGGCCTACACAAAGTTGTTCATATTGCCGACAGATCGAAGAACAAGGCGGTGTAAGTGATCGTATACGCCAATGGTCGATACCGTATAAGGTTCCTCAAGAACTGGAAAAAAATCCAACTGCAATATCAGTTACTCCAACTGTACTAGAGGTATATTTTAGCAATGTTTGTAATATGGGGTGCCTGTACTGTACCTCGCAATTAAGTTCAGTTATTGAGGCCGAAAATACAAAATTTGGTGATTTTTTAAAAGGAACGGTTAAATTAGTTAATCATTCAAATCAATATCAAAAGTTACTACCGTTGTTTTGGAAATGGTTAGACAAGCACGGTCAAAACTTGTATAGATTAAACATTTTAGGAGGAGAGCCTTTTTTCCAACAAGAATTTAATACTTTACTTGAATATTTAACAGCTAACCCAATGCCAGAATGCGAACTCAACGTAGTAACAAATCTTAAAATTTCAAAGGTACAATTAGAAAAAATTGTACAGATATTTAGAACATTGCTTAAAAATAGGCATATAAGACGTGTTGATATCACATGCAGTATTGATTGCTGGGGCCCAGAACAAGAATATGTTAGATACGGAATGAATTTACAACAGTGGGAAGAAAATTTTAATTATTTGTTAACAAAAAAATGGCTAACATTAAATATCAACCAAACAATATCACCATTAACAATTAAAACTATGCCTGAACTTTTAAGAAAACTGCGTAAGTGGAGACAAGAAAGAAAAATAGGTCATTGGTTTTCTGGAGTATCTCCGCAACCTGATTATTTAAAAGTTAATGTCCTCGGTGGCGATGTATTTGATCAAGACTTTAACGAAATTTTATACTTGATGCCAGATAATAACAACGAAGATCGGTTAGCTAAAAAGTATATGGAAGGTATCTATAAAGAAACACATTCAACCGGTATAGTTCCTGATTTAGTTAATGATCTGTTCATTTTTCTTAATGAAAAAGATAGACGCAGAAATACAAATTGGCGAGATATCTTTCCTTGGTTAATTGACTTTGAAAATAAAATAAAATAAAATATATACATGTGGTATAACAAAGTAACACAAGATCTTTCTCAACTTCCTCAATTTATTGATTATTATAACGATGAATTGCAGGAAGCTAAACGAGAAGTTCGTATCGGCGGTAATGTAGAACAAAACATTAAGTTATTGCCCGGTGTTACAGAACATCGGTTTAATCAGCTTCAGGAAATTGAAGCAGTATTAAATTATCTCAATATTGAGCTACGCAAAATCAGACGCCGGCATTTTCAGAAGTATTTAGAAGGTTATGCACGAGCATTAACAAGTCGCGATGCTGAAAAGTATGTTGACGGCGAAGCTGAAGTAATTGACATGGAAATGTTAATCAATGAGGTAGCATTATTGCGTAATCGTTGGTTAGGTATCATGAAAGGTCTCGAAACCAAGCAGTGGCAGATGGGACATATTGTTAAACTTCGAACAGCTGGAATGGAGGACGTAAGTGTTTAAAAACGATCAAGAAGCACACGAGCATGCACTTGAAACATTAAATCTATTGTGGCAATACAGTAGTTTTATGGAAAGCGTTGATACTTTAGCTGACATGGGTTGTGGCAACGGGTTTGATTTAGAATGGTGGGCTAATGCTTATATCTTAGATGATGATGATAACGAAATTCCGTTAAACATTAAATGCACTGGTGTCGACTTAAAACCAGATTTGCCAATGGCAAAACAATATAAAAATGTTGTATATGAACGCAGAGATTTTGAAACGTACTCGCTAAACAAAGAACAAAAAGGATTTGATGTTATTTGGTGCAATAACGCATTTCAATATGCAATCAATCCATTAGAAACACTTAGAACATGGTATGATTTAATGACCGACGGTGCTATGTTGTGTATAACAGTACCATCTACAACAGAAATTGAGTTTAATAGGCATAGAATTTCACAACATGACTATTCATATTATCATTACACTCCTGTCAGTTTAATGCATATGCTGGCAGTCTCTGGGTTCGATTGTGCATTTATGAAAAAGGACGTTACTGAACCCTGGATTAGAGCTGTGGTATACAAATCAGATATTAATCCAATGGATCCAAAAACTACCCGTTGGTATGATTTAGCAGAAACTGGGCTGCTTCCAGAAAGTGCTGTTAAGTGTATTAATTCTTATGGATATCTTAGACAACAAGATCTTGTACTTGAATGGTTAGACCGTAGTCTTCGCTGGCTTGGTGAAGATTAAATCGTAAACTACGCATATAATAAATACTACAATGAAAATTGTAGTAGTCACCGGGGCGTTAGCCCTATCTACAGAGAACATACCCGCTAGCTACAAGCAGCAAAAGCGTTAGCGCATACTTAAATGTGAGCGTTAATACTGATGATTGTTTTGTTAGCGAAAGTAAGTGGATTGTACGGTAATCGCTGCAAAGAAAAAGATAAAGGAAGATTATGAAACCAATTCCTATTTTTATTGGGTACGACCCACGAGAAGCAATAGCATATCACACATGCGCTAATTCAATTATTAGACACGCAAGTAAACCAGTGTCAATTATTCCATTGGCATTGAACTTGTTTGATGATTATAAAGAAACGCACACGGACGGAAGCAATCACTTCATCTACAGTAGATTCCTTGTTCCGCATTTAATGGATTATCAAGGATGGGCAATCTTTATGGACGGTGATATGATTGTGCGTGATGACATTGTTAAACTATGGGAATTACGTGAGATGGACAAAGACGTAATGGTAGTTAAACATGATTACAAAACACGTATGGAAACAAAGTATCTTGGTGCTAAGAACGAAGACTATCCTCGCAAGAACTGGTCGAGCGTTATTCTTTGGAATTGTAATAGTCACCCTAATAGGATTTTAAAGCCAAAGTATATTCAAAATTCAACTGGCTCACACTTGCATCGTTTTAGCTGGATTAAAGACGAGCGGATAGGCGAACTGCCAGCAGAGTGGAATTGGCTTCCGGATGAATATGGAGAGAATCCAGATGCTAAATTGTTGCATTACACATTAGGTACACCAAGTTTTCACGAATTTGCCAATACACCAATGGGTAGTGAATGGCATCGTGAACGTATTTTAACCGAGTATTGCGAACAGCACGGTTTATGATCTTAAAAATTGAGTTTGGCTGCGGAGAAACTCCGCACAAAGAAGACTTTAAAACTTGCGATATACGAAATTTGCCAGGAATTGATTTTGTTTGCGCTGCATGGGATATTAACAAGTATGTTCCTCCAAATTCAGTAAGTGAGATATATTCGAGACATTTCTTTGAACATTTAACGTTTACTCAAGGCCAAACAGTATTAGATGCCTGGTACGAAATCTTAATGTCAGGTGGCACAATCGAAATGAGCGTGCCTAACATGTTATATCACCTACATCAATGGATAGATTCTCGCAACGATCCTAAAAAGTTTGCTCATGCTCTTGCTGGGATATGGGGTTGGCAGCGCGGTGAATTCAACGACGTGTGGGATGTACACAAAAGTGGGTATGATGAACAATCTCTATACGAGTTATTGAAAAATCATAAGTTTCAAAATATTGAAATCTGGACTTCAAAAAAATCTAAACATTTACATTGTAAATGTTCAAAATAATAAAAAGAAAATACAATGTCTAATCTTAGATTTCAAGCAATTGATGGTGTTTTCAGGTCGCATGTTCCCTTGCCAGATATGGAGTGTGTTGAATTTGTAACCAATGAAAGATCATTGTCGGGACCAATACCTGATGTGTATTTGCAATACAACATCGGAGAGTCTAAATTTGCAAAACGCTTCCGTAATATTTACAGTAGAATATATCATAGCGGCAAGCCCTGGATAGTAGTTGAAGAGGCTGCATTTAGAAAAGGCACAAATTCAAAACTGCCGTATTACCGATGGAGTTGGTTTTCATACTATAATGATTCTGGTATACATTATATGCCGGATAGCCCTGGCGATAGATGGGATCAAATCCAACAAGAAAACGGAATTGAGATTTTTCCCTGGGAGTCACGAGGAGATAATATACTGTTTATGATGCAGCGTCCTATGGATACTAGTCTGGCTCCAATGGAGCAGAAATACGGCACCTACGCCAAATTTGTCGAACACAGTTTACATAAAATACGAGCTAATACCGACAGACCTATACGTATTAGGATGCATCCGTTGCGATGGGTTCAACAGATGGCATTCTTGCAACCGATTTTAGATCAAATTAAAGATTGTACCATTAGTGAGCATAGTATACGCATTGATGCCGACGGTGTAGCTAGTGGTGGTAATAGTTTGTATAAAGATTTTGATTCTGCTTGGGCTGTAGTAGGGGCTAATTCAAATAGTCTGACAGAAAGTGTATGTTATGGCATACCAACATGGACGTTAGATTCTAGTGCTATGGCCTGGCCAGTAGCGAATAAACATCTGCATCTCATTGAATCTCCAAACTTTCCATGTCGGCAACAATGGTTAAACAATATGGGGTATACCCAATGGCGTGTAGATGAAATTAAACATGGCGATCCATTAGTGCATTTGATGCAATGGTATCCAAAAGTTGTTGAATTGCGCAAACAAAGAGTTGATTGGTTGATCATACAAGAAAAATTAAGATTTTACCATGACGCCTTAAATATGTTTTTGAACGATAATCATCCTTGGCCTATTAAGAAGGATTTTAAGGCACATATCGATACTGTTACTCGACGAATGTTAAAAAAATCTAATAAGAATAAACCATGATATCAAACTTATCAAAAAATATAAAGCATCTTTGGCTAATTGAAATTGACGGCACCATATTAAAATATAATAGTTTATTACGCACCAATGATAAGTTATTGCCAGGAGTCAAAGAGTTCTGGCAGAGCATTCCGTCAAACGATATTATTTTTTTACTCAGTACTAGACATGAGCAGTATCGAGATGAAACATTGAATTTTTTATCTGAGCAAGGTCTGCGGTTTGATCATGCTATTTTTGGCCTTCCGCCGGGAGAGCGCATTTTAATCAGTAATATAAAGCCAAATGCTTTATTTAAAAATGCGTTAGCATTTGATGTTCTACGTAACGCAGGGTTCGATGACAACACGTTTGAATCTAATACTACGATAATAAGCCAAAAAGATCTTAAAAAATTAGCTAAAAAAGAAGCGCAAATTCAGAAAATGGAAGCATTGGCAGAACGTATTGAAAATGCTGAACAAAACATTGATATCGAAGACTTAAATTATTCTAAAGAACATCGTAATTTGTTTAGTCATATTGTAGACTTTGTGAAAAATCCTAAAGACGTTGATGATTTAGAACTTATTATTAACAAATTAGAAAGTATGCATTCTGATATACAGTTAGTAGGATTAAGTGAACCAGAAGATGTAACAGCAAACGCAAGACGTAAAGGAATAACAGTGGACCCAATTGTAGAAAATTTTGTACTAGGCGCCGCCGGGCGTATTGGCACATGGGATGGCGATGCTGACAACATTAATAATCCTATCGCATTGCGTAGTATTGCTAAACGCAAGCAAATGAAGGCTTGTTTAGAAACCGGAAGAGATTTTTATTATATTGACACCGGTTATTTTGGTAATGGTAAAAGTAAAAAATATCATAGAGTTACACGTAATGCAATGCAGTGGTTAGGCGAAATTGAAGATCGCCCTAGCGATCGCTGGGAGGAAACTGGCGAAAAGTTAAAAAAACATACTCCAGGTAGTAAAATTTTACTCTGCCCGCCTAGCCAAAAAGCGTTAAAATACTGGGATATTGATCTCAGTGAATGGTTAGAAGAAACAATTAATAATATTAGAAACAACACTGATAGAGAAATAATAATTAGAACTAAGCCAACCAGAACCGAGCGTATTACTACTAATACTATGGAACAGGCGCTTGCTGACGATGTACATTGTATGGTAACATTTAATAGCATCGCAGCCGTTGAGAGTTTAATGAATGGTAAACCAGTGTTTACAATGGGCCC